CCATACCGCCATACCACCAGAAATAGAGGGTCTACATGTGCGGGTGCACGCGCGCGCGCATGCGTATAACGCGCGCGCGCAAGAGGCGGTATGGCGGTATGGCACCGCGCAAGTATTTGTTTTCGCTGGGGTTTTTGCCATACCACTGCCATACCGCTTGGCAGGCTCGACCGGTATGGTGGTATGGCCCGGACCCGACCGCATGGCCCTGATCCGCACGCGCATAATGGCATACCTGCGGGGTGCGGGGAAGGCCCCTATTTCGAGCGGCAAAATCACGGTAGAGGCGGCGCAGGTCGTTGACATGTCAGGCAAAATCCCCGATCTCGTCCGGATCGACCGGGGATGGTGCGGCCGGCGAGCGGTCCATCGGAAACGCCAGCAGGCCCGAGATCGACCGGAACGGGATGTAGACGCCGCGGGTGATCTGGCCGGCCAGCGAGACCTGGGCGGGTGTTGCGCCCGGCACCCGGCGCGCCGCCTGCGACCAGACACCGGATGACCAGGTCGAATGCTCGAAGAGCCGCGCGAGGCCCGGGATTTTCTTGTTGGGCAGAAAGAGCTCGGCCGCCTCGCCCGCGCCGCGCACCCGCAGGCCGATCTTCGACAGCTTCTCGTTCGCCCGGCGCGCCGCCTGCTCACGCAGTTCCTCGTCGATGAAGCCGCCGTCCGACCCGGCGATCAGCTCGGCCGGTGCGCCCGGCAAACGGGCGGCGGTCATCAGCCAGTGCGCCACCAGCCACAGCTCGCCGCGCCGGTAAACGTCGAACGGCTGGCCCAGCAGGTGCAGCAGCATGTCCTCGGCGTTGGATCCGATGTCGTCAACCTCGGACCGGGCGCCAAAGGCCACCTTGCGGGCCCAGATATCGAGGTGCTCGGCCGACGGCAGGGCCGCGTTGAGCATCGCGTCGGCCATCGCCATGGTGGTGGCCCAGTTGTCGCCGTTGCGCCCGGCCATGTCATGGCGCGCCAGCGCCACGCGCCACAGGTCCAGCCGCTCGGCCCATGTCGGCCAGCGGTCGATCAGCACGCGCTTCAGCGCAGCGCCGCGCGCCTTCTGGGTGCGGGGATCGATGACCGGCTTGGGCGCGTCGGCCGGCGGCGGGATCAGGTTGAGCGTGATCAGGCGCGACCGGTCCTGCGCCTGCATGGCGCCGGGGATCAGGATCGACGAGAACATGAAGGTCGAGTAGACGTTGCCGCTGGCGCCCTTCTGGTCGGCGGTGCCGCGCA